GGACGCTCTCCGGCAATGAATGCGATGCCGGATATTCGCTTGGTTAATTCATTGCCAGCGCCTTCATTTCCGCTATCTCCTGAACCATCATTTCCGGACCCTTCATCTTCACTCATTTGTACTTCTTTGATTGCGAGATTCTTTACGCCCTTGTTCGCGTAAACGAATTCTCTCTGTTATCATTGATTTCATTTTGGATTCGTCTAGAGCAATATACTCTAGTAGTCCCCAAACCAATTGACGTTGTCCTTCTTGTCGTAATCGATCATCATCACTCCGTACAGCTTTAAATACTGTTACTCCTGCTATGAAGCATAGATAATCAATTAATAACTCACCCTCTTTCGTAGAAGCAACATGCTGGATTGCGTTGTGCAAATCCTCGGCATTCAGTTCCTTCTTCTCAAGAAAGGTCAGCGTTGAATCGCTAACTTTTTCTGACATGTGTTGTTATATCGCTTGTGCCTGAGAGATATCTTTAATCGCTCCGGCTACTTGTGGTAGTTGTTCGGCTTGTAAAGCGGTTTCTGTGGCTGCTTTTTCTGCTGCTATTTCAGCGGCAACCTGTTCTTTAGATTTACGAACTTCGTATGGTACATTGCGGTACTCTGCAAGTTTATGTCCAAGAATATCAAAATCAATTCCCCGCATTATATTAGGATCAATCTGCATCATTGGAGCTACGTCCTGTAAGAACCTATTAATGTTTTGAGCTTTAACACCTAGTTGCGCTTTAGCTGCCTGGGAAGTAAAGGAAAGTTTCGTACGTGTTTGATTTAACTCTTCATTTGAAGGAATAAGTCGGCCTCTCTGGTGTAATTCAAAATATGTATTTTCTATAATAGGCATAGCGTATTCTCTTTCCAGTCTGGAGATAACTGGCCCTATTTGACGGAACATCTCCTCGCGGATATCTAGTATTTCTGTAGCGGTCTGACGTTCCGTCTTTCTAGGGCGCATTAAAAATTCAATAAAGAATGCGCGAACGATTGCTTCCCTTTTTTGGTCCATGATTTCAAGCGTAATGTTGAAATTGCCAGCTGACTGCAACAGCTTAGGGTCGTCCGCGCCAGGCGTCTTATATATAATTGCGCCCGGTAAATAATCTACTGGAGGTAAGAATCCATCTTCTTCTACTATAATAGGAGCACGAACATTAAGTTGTGCTGCAGAAATGAATTCTTTCATCATTAAATTAACCAAGCGAATATCCGGCATCGCATTCATTGCCGGAGAGCGTCCGTAGATCTCTCCTGATAGTTTTGACCATCTTGGCGATAGGTATGGAAAGTAATCGAATCCGCCTTGCCTAAGTATAGGAGGTCTATCTGTGCCGTGTGATCTACCCTTCTCGCTTTTTACCCAATGAACAGAAGCCCAAGGCTTATTAAACATATCGCGCAAGTGTGGATCGCGCTCATCTCTTGGAAATACTGAATGAATAATCTGATACTCTTTATCATTGGCAGTATCCTTCATAATATATTCAGGAATATTCTCTTCGCCAAACTCCTGAATGATCTTTCTTTTAGGCCACCACCAATCACGATCCATTGCATCAATCATGCCTTCGTTGTTTTCCATAAGCGTACATTGTCCTAATGGAATTGCCTGGAAGAACATCGACTGATTCTTTGCCGAGTATCCCATATAATTTACACCAGTCCCAAAAACTCCGAGGTCTAAAAAGATTTCATGAGTGGATCCGTTGAAATTTGCTATGGGTTTGTAGAGTTCGAAGTAAATCTCATCTGCCCATGATTGAAGGATCGATTGAGACTCGAATGAGAGATCCTCGACTCGTTTATCCAGTGGCGTAAGTTCGAACCAGCGCTCATCGGCGGGAAACATGTTTCCTTGAAGGCCCCCGGCGAGTTGCTCATTCGCCCAGGTTGCGGTTGAATCGAAGATATTGTCTGTTGTTCGTTGTCCATCGGTATGTTGGTTTGAGTGGAAGTGCCGCACATTCGGGCGCACAAAGTAGCGTACATCCTCGAACTGCGAATTAAATAAAGTGCGCTTTCTACTCCAGAGAGCATGGCGATCCTCAAGTAGAGTAAGATCGTTATGTGAAAGTAACTTAGGCATTACGCTCTAGCTCGTTGCCCTAAAACGTTCGTGCTCTGCTGTTGCGCTCCTTGCGTAGAACCCAAAATAGTAGAACGCCGTGTTTTATGCTCTCTGCTGGCTGATCTCGAAGATACTACAGAAGGATTTGTGAACCGAGAGAACCCCACAGACGATTGTCCGATCTGTTTAGACATCATATTGTTGATCGTATTAAGATCAATCCGGGCTGCGTTACTATCGATAAGTTGTTGGTCCAACTTACTTTTCAGATTCGACAACGCTGTATTAGTCGCATTCGAAGCATCCGTAGCCCTTTGATTTGCTTCCGCCTGGAACTGCGTCATTCTGTTGCTGAAAGTCGATTGCATTTGAGCAAACGCAGCATTTAACTGGTTTAATACCGATTGAGCACTAGCCATGCTACTTGTTTTACTCAGTAAGGCGTATTAGTCAACTCTTTCTTATTCCTGCAATGTCCGGGATACCCCGGTCAAACATATCCTTTTTTCGCCCTTGAGAGCTGAACATATCATAGCTAGTATTCGCTGACTTCTGTCTCTCAACAGAGTTCGGCTGATTCCGATGGGAAACAGCAAGATATCGGAAGGCATCGGCAGGATGACTTGACCAGTCATGTACCGGGCTGCTCTTGTAAGTATCTTTAAGATCGTCTTTTTCTTTACGATAGGATTGGAGAGCGTTGATTCCATGGCTGCAATTCTCTTCGTCGAACCAGCACCGCGGCAGGATATTTCTGACTGCTTCAATACCATCTTCAACCGATGCTTTCTTTACGACAACCACCTTAAGACCCATCTCCTTAAGTGCGTCCCTACGAGATTTCCCATATACCATATCACGCACTTCCACATCATGCGGAAGATAATGCTTTCCATACAAATAATCCTTTGTTTGTAAATGCTTCACATAATGCAATAAGCCCTCGCCGCTATTATGATAAAAATCGATTAGCCGGATCTCATTGCGGAATGTCTGATAAAACCATATGCACGTTTCATCATCCATACCAAGGTCCCATGCGGTGTGCACCGGTAACTTTGGCTCCCATACTACTCGGGTAATCTGCTTCTTCCTGCGAATCGACTTCATTTGTGTCGCATAATAAGCGCCTTCCATCGGCACACTGAAATTAGTGAAAAACTCCTGCTGAAAATGCGCCTCATCCTTCGATTCCTCTCTCGCCTGAATCAAATCATCTCGGCTCAGCACCTTACAATCAGCGGCTGTTAGCTTTGACCAGAACCATTTCTTGTTCTTTTTAGCCTCCATAAGCTTATCATAAGCATGATTTTCTCCCCGCGGAGTCGTAATAAACACGGCCCAACCCCCGTTTTCGATTAATATCGGCATAACCAATTGCCATACATGAGGATTCATAACTGCCCACTCCGAGAACACCACACCAACAGGATTCGGTCCAATTAACTTATCCGGCTTATCGGCCCCCATTATCTGGAATACAGAGCCATTCGTCAGACTCAATGTCATTTCATTATTCTGCTTATTGGCTATCAACTCTTTAGGAAATGCATTAAGGAACTTCGTACCGTCATTGGTAATCCCATTCCAGGCAATACGCTTCCCTTGATTCAAAAACGGGTACACCATCCAATACAATCCCACGCGAAGCTGGCTCATAAACGAGCACAAATGCATCATTGTTAAGTCCTTGCCATGGCGCCGGGGCCATATAACAACAGCTCTCTTGCCTCCCAATTCAATATACTGCCACAACCCCAATTGGTAATCGCGCGGTATGAAGCCATCTGCTGGTAGAATTATCACTCTATAAGCTCCAGTCTTAGTGCGCCTTTGTTCCCTGAGTATACCCGGTACGCACCTTCTGGCTTATCGATACCGAAGTGCTCTTTGAGTTGGGTGTACGTGGCAACCATAATTTGATGATAGTCGTAATAAAGATCATGAGGCTTATCCATCTTCTCCAATAACTTCTTGACCTTCAATAACTTCTCTAAGGTAATCTCGCTCATCCCGCTGCGTCCGCTAAAACCTGTTTCCTTGTTCGCTTCTCAGCCATGACCGCCCCAATCCAGAACATCTCATTATCCTCGGATGTAGGAATGTGATCAAAGTGCTTACTGATCTCGTACTCCTTACCTGCAATCATGGAAGTCGCTTGTAGCGTGTACCTTATATCAACCAACTCCCCACCCGGCATTTTAATTTTATCGCTCATTCGCTATAGTCTTTCATGGCGTGATAAATAAGAAAATCATCAAACTCCCGTACAACCTCTGGAGGAATATCCTTTATTGGGATATTTCTAAAGTGACTCTGAATAATAAACTCAGCAGGATACTTAGGCTCTTTTTCTTCCCTCATCCCTTCACCCTCATATCCTTACCTATCCTCTGTAGTCTTTTACGAATTGCCTTTGTTCGCTTCGCCGTCTTAGGAGGCGGTCTTTTCGCTATCTTGTCCGCGGTCCGCTTTACCTTGTTGACCGGCTGATTGTTGTCCATTGTCGAATTGAATAGTCCCATCGCTTTGTCCTGAGTTTACTTTTGAATCACCGTCGTCAAACCCTTCGTACTCCTCGGGGTCGCGGTGAGCTGTTTCTAAATCTTCTATCTTCGTGCCTTTGAAGCTCTGCATTGTGATACTGACATGCATCTTGCTATCTCCCTCCCCATCAACACTTTTAACATCCCCAAAAATCTTGTCAGCTATCTTAAAATTCAGCCTCATCTCGTCAGAAGCGTTGAGAGTATTCTTCGTCTTCTTCGGATTGGCAGCATCAACCGCTAATTGAATCAACCTCTTCATCGGATCGTGATTCATTTCCGCACACAATGAAGCAACCGCCGTCTTATTGCGTATAATCTCCGTAGCCGATTCCTTCTCCGCCAACTGCCGGTCCGCTTCCGCAAGATCAATATCCCGGTTCTTATCAGCCATCGTTTGCCGGTGCTCATTAGTCTTCTGGAGACCAGGCGGTATTACCTTCTTAGCTGGCGCCGGTTTCTTCATCTGCTTGGCAGCAATCGCCAGGCACTCATGACAGCCTTTCCCTTCGAGAACTCCGTGTTCGCAAGTTGTTGGCATGCGGAATTCCTGCTTAGGTGGAATCATTTAATGCTTTTAAGCTCTGACTTTAGGGCCACTAATGCATTAGTTGCGTTCAGTAGGGCTTGCGTAAACTGCATTGCTTCCGTAGCGCTAATGTCATTCCTGGAGGCGGTCTTAGCCATTTCCTCGATTGCTTTTTCTATTTCTTTAATCATAGGGTTCTAGCTCCTATTTAATAGTTAAGCTGCATTTTGATTTATGTGTGCAGCAGATCACATATGACCAGTGTTGCCCTCTTTCACCTGGAAAGTCAAATTAAATAACTGTCTCTAAAATCTTCCTTATTCGCTCTCGCTGCGCAGGAGTGACCATTGTATTAATATATAGCCTTACCTTTTCCGGATTACGATCAAGCACCAATTCTACCTGTCCATTGGTCCTTCGGTTCTTATTAGCCCGGAAATTCTTAAGACTGCCAGCCGGTAAATTCCACCAACGCTCCAGAGCACGAATATTCGCTGTATGACCCTCAGACGCCTGAGACTCGTAATCAGCATTCGCCAAAAGAAGTTGTTCGTTTTTACATTCGTAGCTATCTAAATGCATACCTTTTATCTGCCTAAAAACATGGCAAACTACGCAAGTTTTGTCGAGGAAAAATTATCTAGGGTATACTACACCGGTTCGGGTTGTACCTTTCTATGGCTTCAAAAGCTTACCGCAGCTTTTTAAATATATAGGGGAACAAAGACTTAGGACGTAGTTATACTTTCTGCGGTTATTTTGAAAAT